CTGCTTGGATTGAACTTACTAGCGATGGTAAAATTGATATTTTTGCAGAAGATAGTATCAGTATTAGAACTAAACAAGATTTTAACTTCTATGCAGATCGTGACATTAATATGGAAGCTGGACGAAATTTTAACACAAAAGTTAAAGGCGAAAAACATACTCATGTCGTTGGTGACCAAATTTTAATTGTTGACGCTAATCAAAAAATTCATATTAAAGCAGCAGTAGATATAACATATGATACAACATACACTCATCATGTAAAAGAAGATGTTAATATTTTGTTTGATGCAAATTACCTACATCATGTAAAAAACGATGTAGACTGGGTGTTTGATGCTAACTGGAAACATAAGGTAACAGGGCAAGTTGATTGGAATTTTCAACAAGGTCTCAATTGGGATGTTGGTGGTGGATCAGGCGGCGGTGCCACTGTAAACTCTAATATTTTTGGAAGTGAAATTGTTAAAAGAACAGGTAATGTTGATTATACTGTAGTTGGCAACAGAAAACTTACCACCACTGGTAATTTAGACATCAATACTGGCGGCAGTAATAATTTTACCGCTGGCGGAGCAACAAACATTAAGAGTGGTGGCAACCATGTAGAAACAGCGGCTCAAATTCATATGAACGGTCCTACAGCAGCCACAGCGGCTACTGCCGCAGAACCAGGAGGTGCTGACTCTGCAAGTGAAGCTAGTGAAGCAGGATTACCACAACGATTAAAGTTGCATACTATGGTTGATTTAACCAGCCAAGATGAATGGCAATCGTTAATTAGTACAGAATCTATAGTACGTAGAATACCAACACCTGAACCTTATCCGCACCATGAAAATTTAGATCCTGTAAGTTTTAAACCTGGTGAAACTGATAGGGATAAGGACGGAAGATACGAATCTACAGATGGTGAAGAAGTAAGCTCGCAAACAGATTTTACCAGCGACTTTAATGGTGCTCCTGAAAAATGGCGAGAGTATTCTACAAGCACAGACACATTTTCTAAATCAGGTTAAATATTATTATGGCAACGTCTAGATTATACGATAAAATTGTTTTAAAGGGCAGTATACAACAACAGGCTGCCCCAGGCAGCAAAACTTATAAAGGGTTTAGTACAGTTTCAACGGCCGCTGAAAGTTTTGCCCTATACGATTTACAGTTGATCAAACAAGATATCTTAAATCATTTTCATATTAGACCAGGTGAAAGATTAGAAAATCCTACATTTGGTACTATTATTTGGGACGTTATTTTTGAACCATTAACAGATGAAGTAATTGAAACTATAACCAAAGACGTTGAGACAATTATCAACTACGACACTAGAGTACGTGCAGATCAAGTTGTTATAACTGCTTATGAAACCGGTATACAAGTTGAATGTACATTGGTTTACCTACCATACAATATACAAGAAGCATTGCAATTTAAATTTGACCAAGCTAACGGATTAATTTATAATTAACTGCCCACATAATAATATACGCTAAATACTCAATAATTGGGACAGCGTATGTCAACAACTGATAGACAAAATAGATTACTAGTAGCAGAAGATTGGAAGCGTATCTACCAAAGCTTCCGCAGTGCAGATTTCCAAAGTTACGACTTTGAGAACCTACGTAGGGTAATGGTTCAGTATATTCGAGAAAATTATCCTGAAGATTTTAACGACTACATTGAATCAAGCGAATACCTAGCATTAATTGACCTTATTGCATTTTTAGGGCAAAGTCTAGCATTTAGAATCGACATGAACGCTAGGGATAACTTCCTTGAGCTTGCAGAGCGTCGAGAGTCAGTATTGAGATTGGCCCAACTTTTAAGTTACAATCCTAAAAGAAACATTACAGCAAGCGGCCTATTGAAATTTGTCACAGTTGCTACAACACAGAACATATACGATAGTAACGGCCGTAATTTATCAGGACAGGTGGTATCTTGGAATGATCCTGCAAATCCTAATTGGTACGATCAATTTATCAAAGTTATTAACGCTGCCTTACCACAAGCTCGTCAATTTGGCAATCCTGACGACCGAGCAGAAATTTATGGAATTCCTACAGAACAATATCGCTTCCAGGCTAGCAATACCGATGTGCCCGTTTATGGATTTACTAAAGCAGTTGATGGTAGAAGTCTGTCTTTTGAAATTGTATCTACAGTCTTTAAAGATAAAACAGAAATTTATGAAGAACCTCCAGCAGTTGGTAACAGACTAGCATTCTTATATAGAAACGACGGCCGCGGCAACGGCAGTTCGAATACTGGATTTTTTATACATTTCCGTCAAGGAGTATTAAATCAAGGTACATTTACAATTGATCAACCTAGTACAAATGAAACAGTTGATATCGATGCAGTTAATATTAACAATGATGACGTATGGTTGTACAAACTAGACATCAATGGTCTTGAGTCTGAATACTGGGCAAAGATATCTGCTCTAGAAGGCAATAATACAATCTATAATAGCCTACAAAAAAATATTAGAAACATTTATGCTGTAGTTACTAAAAACGACGATACTGTTAGTTTAAACTTTAGTGACGGAACTTTTGGAAATCTTCCAAGAGGTACTTTTAGAACTTACTATAGACAAAGTTCAGGCGTTAGCTACACTATAAATCCTAAAGATATTAGAAATGTAACAATTGAAATTCCTTACGTTTCTAATGCAAATCAATTTGAAACATTGTCAGTCACAGTTAGTCTTACAAATTCTGTTGCTAATGCATCGGCAACAGAATCTAGTTCTACTATTAAAGCTAATGCTCCTGCAACATACTATACACAAAATAGAATGATTACAGGAGAAGATTATAACATTGCTCCGTTAAGTGTTAATCAACAAGTTATTAAGGTAAAATCAGTTAATAGAAGTTCTAGTGGTATTAGTCGATATTTTGATCTTGTAGATCCTACAGGAAAATATTCTAAGACAAATTTATTTGCTGACGACGGTGCTTTATACAAAGAAGAATACGACGATAGTTTTAGATTTAGCTACGTTACAAAAACTGATATTGAAGCAGTAATTTATAATCAGTTATCAGAAGTTTTAAAATCAAAACAACTTAGGGATTTTTATTATTCTAAATTTTTTAGGATTGCAACAACATCTTTAAATGTGTCATGGAATCAAAAAACAGTTGAAACAAATCAGTCAACTGGTTACATTGGCGACATCAACACATTAACACCTTATAAAACTGGGTCGTATACAAGTACACTGTTAAGATTTGCAACACCTGGAGCATTAGTGCAGTTTGAAGTGTCTGATCCTGCATTACAATATTTTGATAAAAGTAACAATAATAAAATAGTAACTGTATCTCCAGGAACTGCTTTTCCTTTTAATTCTACTACTACTTTATGGTGTAAAATTGTAACAGTAGCAGGCGATGGAACAAATAATGACACTGGTATATTAACTGATGGGTCGGGTACTATTTTATTAAATGATATTATACCAACGAATGCAGTATTAAAACAAGTTATCCCAGCATGGCGATCAACTATTGAAAGTAATACTATAGCAACAATGGTAGATCTAATGTTTTCAAATAAACCATTTGGTTTAAGATATGATATTGAGTCTAGAACTTGGAAGATAATTTTTGAAGTTAATTTAAATATTTCTAATAATTTTAGTCTTGGCAAACAAGGCGACAATAGTAATCAACAATTGGATTCAAGTTGGTTAATTTTGTTTACTACAGATTCAGAATTTTATACAGTAAAATCTAGATTGTTAAGATACATTTTTGAAAGCGACAAGCAATTAAGATTTTATTTTGATGCTAGCGATAAAATTTATGACACTAGATCTAATACTGTTGTTAAAGATAAAATTAAAGTTTTAAGTGTTAACAGAAAGCCAGACTCGGTGTACCCATTTACTATTGATACAGATTGGGAAATCACGGAAGAATTTAGAGGTCTAGATGGATATGTGGATACTAAAAAAATACAAATTACTTTCAGTGACACTGATGACGATGGAGTTGTAGATAACCCTAATATATTTGAAGAAATTGTTGCTCCTACTAACAATGTTGTAGCAAAATACGTTGTTCTAGAATTATATTCAATAGAAGAAAGTCAGGAAGACTATAGATGGATTGATAACTCTAGCGGCGTTGTTATTGTACTAGAAACACAACCTATTAGTGGTGTCGACGGCCAGTATTATTATTTTATAGATACTGATGTAGTTAAAAAATACAGTGCTGTTTCTGGATTTATTGTGTCGCTAGATTATGCAGTATTTGCCGGACGTAATAACATTAAATTTCAATATATTCACAATGCCGATTATGAATCAAGAATTGATCCAGGACTTACAAATATTGTAGATATCTTTATTTTAACTAAAGATTATGATGAAGAATTTAGAAAATGGCTTGACAATACTTTGGAGTCAGAGCCGCTGCCACCAAGTTCAGATGCTTTATATAATTTACTATCTTTAGAATTAAACAAGATTAAATCTATCAGTGATGAGATAATCTATCATCCTGCAAGATATAAAGTATTATTTGGGTCAAAGTCTAGTATTGATTTACAAGCCTCATTTAAAATTGTTAAAAATGCAGAAGTAGTAGTAAGTGATAATGATATCAAATCTAGAGTACTATCTGCAATAACTGAGTTTTTTAGTTTAGAAAATTGGGACTTTGGTGATAATTTCTATTTTACAGAACTATCAGCCTATGTAATGAATAGGCTTGCTCCTAACATTGTTAATTTTATTATTGTACCAAAACAGGCATCGTTAACGTTTGGTAGCTTATATGAAATACGTGCAGAAAAAGATCAAATTTTTATTAACGGAGCAACTGTTGATGATATTGAGATTATATCTGCTGTGACAGCAAGCAAGATTAGAAGTTCGGGCTCAATCACATATAATGCGACAACTAACAGTCAACAAACAATTACTAGTGCAGGAAACAATTAATGTCTACTCAAAACGAATCAGGTCTACCTATTTCTAATAATGACGACAGAACAACTTCTAGTCTGTTGCCTAAGTTTTACAGAACAGACAGCAACAAAAAATTCCTATCGGCAACTTTAGACCAACTAACAAAACCAGGAACTGTTAAAAAATTAACAGGATATATTGGTAGACAAAATGCTAAATCTGTAAATGCTTCAGATATATTTGTTAAAGCAACAGATGCTGACAGACAAAATTATCAATTAGAACCAACAGCAGTAATTGAAGATCAATTAGGTAATGTTGATTTTTATAAAGATTATGTTGATCATATAAATCATATTAAAACAAATGGTGGCATTACTAGCGATCATAATAGAATTAACAAACAAGAATTCTATGCATGGAATCCTCACATTTCCTGGGATAAATTTGTAAACTTCCAACAATATTATTGGTTACCATACGGCCCGGCCTCAATAGAAGTACAAGGACAACAACAAGAAATAGAAAGCACATATACAGTTACTTCTGTTGACGAAGGTGACAATTATGCATTTTTGTTTAGTCCAGATGGATTAACTAGAAATCCTACATTAACTTTATATAGAGGTCAGACATATAACTTTTCCATCAACTCACCAAACAATCCTTTTACTATTAAAACAATTAGGGTAGCAGGTGAATTAGAAAAATATACAATTGGAGTTTCTGCATCAACTGTAGAAACTGGTATACTCACTTTTAAAGTTTCTCTAGATGCGCCTGATGTTTTATTTTATGTTAGTGAAGCTGATGCAAATACCGGCGGTGTTTTAGAAATTAAAGACATTGATGAAAATGCATTTTTAGATGTAAATGCAGATATTTTAGGAAAAAAGACCTATACACTTAGTAACGGTGTTCCTTTAGCTAATGGTATGAAACTATCTTTCACAGGGCAAGTGGTTCCTGAACAATACGAAACTGGATATTGGTACGTTGAAGGAGTGGGCTCTGCAATCAAACTGGTCAATCAAGACGACCTTGAAATAATCAGTTCTTACTCTGAAGAACAAGCATTATTGTTCGATGATGAGCCATTTGATAAATCACCTTTTAGTACTCTTACTTCTTTTCCTAAAGTTAAAGATTATATTATTATAAATCGATCTAGTGTCGATAGAAATCAGTGGAGTAGATACAATCGTTGGTTCCACCAAGATGTGATTACTGCTACTGCAAAAATTAACGGCATCATTCCAGAATTTGATCAAACACAACGAGCAACTAGACCTATTATTGAATTTAACTCAGGGTTAAAATTATTTAATTTTGGTTATCAATCTAAGAAAAACGTAGATGTGATTGATACATTTACAGATGATGTATTTTCAACAATTGAAGGAACACTGGGATATAACGTTGATGGGGTATCATTGGCAGATGGCATGCGAGTATTGTTTACAGCAGACCCTGATAGATATGTCAATGGAAAAATATTTAAAGTAAATTTTGTTTCAATAACAGTGCCAGGCCGCCAAATTGAGTTTAATGCCTTTTCAGAAGTGAATGATTCTGCAGACACTATTACGTTTTCTACAGCACATGGATTAATAACAGGATATCAAGTTACGTATCTTAACAACGGAAATGACGAAATTGCAGGGTTAATTAACAGACAAGTTTATTATGTATCTGTAATTAATGACACACAAATTAGATTGTTTACTGATAAAAATTTTATTAATAAAGTTGATATTTTTGCCATAGGTGATGGAATACATAAGTTAGAAGTTTTTAGCGGATATAGAAGACAGATTAATTTAGTTGAAGATGTCGATACAACACCTGTTGAAAATCAAACTGTATTAGTTAAATTAGGGAATAGTAACCAAGGAAAGATGTACTGGTATAACGGTACTACCTGGTTACCGGGACAATTAAAAACAACAGTAAATCAACCTCCATTATTTGATATTTTCGATGAAAATAATAGTAGTTACGGAGACCCGTTAATTTATGAAGGTACAACTTTTTTAGGAACAAAACTTTTTTCATACAAAGTTGGCACTGGCATTAACGATGCTGAATTATTTTTTCCGTTAACCTATAGAAATATTAATAATACAGGTGATATTGTATTTGAATTTAATTTATTAAGTGAATCATTTAACTATAAAAAAGTTGCTACATTATTATCAAAAGATACTAGCATAGGCTACTTAAAAATAATTTCAGATATTAATACATTTGAATATCAAAACGGGTGGACTCAATCTCAAATTAATATTTTCCAACCTATAGTTAGAATTTTTAAAGAAACTGGATTAGTTAATAATTTTCCTATAGATGTCTATGACTTTAAAGACACTCTTGACGATTTACAAATCAAAGTTTATATTAACGGTAAAAGACAAAACAGAGAAACGTTTTCTATAGAAGATGGCGTAGTTGATAAGTCTGTAAAATTACTCGCTGATGTAACATCAAATGATGTTGTTACATTAAAATGTTATTCTGCACAACCTAAAAACGAAAATGGGTATTATGAGATTCCAGTTAACTTACAAAATAATCCATTAAACGAAAGTGTAACACAGTTTACTTTAGGAGAAGTCATTGATCACGTTGATAGTATTGTAGAAAATTTACAAGACTTTATCGGAGTGTACCCTGGAAACAGTAATTTACAAAATCTTGGAAACATAACTCCATTTGGTACTCGATTTGTACAACATACTGGCCCTGTTAATTTTAGCATGTATCATCTGGGGTCTGAAACATCTAATGTGCTTAAGGCATTAGCACAAGCATCAACTGACTATGGTAAATTTAAAAGATCTTTCTTAACGTTTGCATCAGAATCTGGAATAGACACTGACCCACGTAGACACGTTGATTTTATTTTACAAACTCTGTTCAAAGATAAAACAAAAACTCAACCTTATTATCTGTCAGACATGTTCCCATACTTATGGGCTACACGTTTAGAATATGTAGTATTAGACAGCAGAGTTAAAACTTATCCGTTAACAACCGCATTTAATTTAAAAACATTATCAAATAAATCTGTTATCATTTACTTAAATGAGCAGCAATTATTACACGGACGAGATTATGTGTTTGGTGACGATGTGTTTTTTACAATACTTGCACCGTTATCAGAAAATGATATAATTGAAGCATTTGAATATGAAACCACAGACGGGGCATTTTGTCCGCCAACTCCTACTAAGCTAGGACTGTATCCATTATTTGAGCCTAAGATTTATGTCGACGACACTTATCTTGAGCCAACTACTGTGATTCAAGGACACGATGGTAGTATCACTATTGGGTACGATGACTATCGAGATCAGCTGTTATTAGAGTTAGAAATGAGAATTTTTAATAATATAAAAATTTCCTACAATGCTCAAATATTTGATATCTATAATTTTATACCAGGCTATACTCGTAACACAAGTTATTCTAAAACTGAGTTTGATTTAATACTAAGTCAATTTTTCTTTCAGTGGACTGCATATATTCCACAAGATTATACTAAGCAAAACAATGAGTTGTGGAGTAGATTAAACCCATTCACATGGAATTACGGAAACAATTTTACTCCAGATAACAGAACTACTCCTGCATTTTGGAGAGGTGTGTATCGCTGGGTATTAGATACAGACAGGCCGCATACACATCCATGGGAGTGTTTAGGTTTTAGTATTGAACCAGCATGGTGGCAGGATGTATATGGCCCTGCACCTTACACCAGTAACAACTTTATTTTATGGAATGACATTAGATATGGTCTAATAAGAGAACCAGGCACTCCGATCCGAACACAGTTAAAGTTTGCTAAATCTATTCTTGAGTACGGCTATCCGGTTGACGAAGATGGTAACCTATTAGATCCGTATAATTCTGGTTATATTAACGGTGTAATTAAAGAAACATCTGAAGGATTCTATGCGTTTGGCGATGTAGGACCTGTTGAGTCTGCTTGGAGGAAAAGCAGCTATTATACATTTGCTATAATACATGCCGCGTTATTAATGCAACCAAACTATGTTTTAGGGACTACACTAGATAGAAGCAGAATTATAAAAAATAATAATGATCAATTAGTATATTCAGAAACTATGTTAAGGTTAAGACTTAAAGATCTAATGCTTCCATCTACCTCAGTAAGTACATCAAGAGTCTTTACTGCTGGATTAATTAACTACATAGTTGACTATCTAACTAGTGATACAGTTGCTCTTATTAATCAATATAAAACTGATCTATCATCTCTGACAATGAAATTAGGGTCAAAGTTAGGTGGATTTACATCTAAAGAAAAATTTAAATTATTGCTTGATAGTAAAAGTATATCTAGCTCGGGAGGTGTATTTGTTCCTCCAGAAAATTATAAAATTGTTTTAAACAAGTCTTCTCCTACAAAGAAAATTAGTTATAGTGGTGTTGCTATAACAAAGTATGCAGACGGCTACGAACTAAGAGGATATAATGTTGATCAGCCCTATTTTATCTATTATCCTTACGCATTAACTGGCAAGACCATAAATGTTGGCGGCATTTCTGAAAGTTATATCAATTGGAGTTCTGACAAATACTATGTTGCTGGCAAGCTAATAAGAGCTAATGGACAGTATTATCGAGTTAAAATTACTCATCAAAGTGGTAGTACTTTTGATACTAGCTATTTTACAAAGTTAGCAGAGTTACCAGTAACTGGCGGTAGAGAAGCTGAATTGCGTAAAACTTTTAATACTGAAATTGAGTTAAGAGTTAGCTACGGAACAAAGTTTAATACTATTCAAGGAGTAGTTGATTTCTTACAAGGGTACGGTGCGTATCTTGAGAATACAGGTTTTGTATTTGACGAGTTCAACACCAGTTTAAAGACTGTTGACAATTGGGACAACGCAGTTAAAGAATTTCTATTCTGGACTACACAAAACTGGGCAATTGGTGCAATTATTTCTCTAAGCCCTGCAGCTAATAATTTAATTTTAAAAACTGCTTATGAAGTTGTTGACAATGTTCTTGATTCTTTTTACGAATATAAAATATTTAGAGTTGATGGTTTAAAATTAGAACCTGAGCTTGTTAATCTATTTAGAGATAAAGATAGTTTTGTATTAACTCCTGTAACAACTACTAATCACGGAATTTACGGTGCTAGTTTATATCTTGTACAAAAAGAGCATGTTGTTCTTTTAGATAACATTACTCTGTTTAATGATGTAATATATGATCAAGAACCGGGATACAGACAAGAGCGTATTAAGGTATTAGGATATATTTCTACTGAGTGGAATGGCGGATTTAATATTCCAGGGTTTATCTATGACCAAGCAAGATTACAAGTTTGGTCAGCTTGGACTGATTATAACCTCGGCGACATTGTTAAGTATAAAGAATTCTATTACACGGCTTCTAAATTTTTAGTAGGCACTGAGACGTTTGAATCTCAAAATTGGATACTGTTAGATGAAAAACCAGAATCGAGATTGTTACCGAACTGGGAATATAAAACTATGCAGTTCACAGACTTCTATAGTCTAGACAGTGACAATTTTGATGCCGGCCAACAAAAGATGGCACAACATTTAATTGGGTATCAAAAGCGTCAGTACCTTGAAAATATTATTCAAGACGATGTAAGTCAATATAAATTCTATCAAGGAATGATTATTGAAAAAGGTACACAAAATGTTTTTAGTAAGCTGTTTGATGTACTAAGTGCAGACGATCAAGAAAGCCTAACGTTCAACGAAGAATGGGCAGTACGTGTTGGTAATTATGGTGCAATTGAATCTTATAAAGAAATAGAATTTAAGTTAGATGAAAGATTGTTTAAATTAAATCCACAGCCGTTTGAACTAACGTCTTATATTGATCCTAATGTAGTTGACTTTGTATATCGTCAATTACCTACAGACATTTATATTAAACCTTTAGGGTATACCAATGACTTGTGGGCAACTGACGGCACTATTTCTTTTTTAAGAAAAGCAGGCTATGTAAGGTACGACGATGTTGCAGCAAATGTTGACACATTAGACAACATAGTTGGTAAAGACATCTCTAATTTTATTGACGGTGATTATGTTTGGTGTGCATTTGAAGGTCGAGACTGGAATGTTTATCGTTTTACAAAATCTGAGTTTAGAGTTGAAAGCGTAACATATGCAAATTCTAAGTTAACAATTACAACTGATAGAATTCCTAATATTATTGCTGGCGATATACTTGGTATTGAAAATTCTGAGTTAGTTAAAGGATTCTATAAAGTAACTTCTGTATCTTTAGCTACTATAACTATAACGACCACAATAGCAAATTGGATATCTCCTTTTGCAGACTTAGATACAATTGTTGTTTATCAGTTTAATACAGCTAGAGTTGATCACATAGACAACGCAAATTCTATATTACCAACAAGATTAAAAGATGGTGAGTTAATATGGTCAGATGATAATGGTTTAGGGTTGTTCTCAGTTTATAAAAATAACAACGTTTATCAAAAAAATACTTTGTCTAATTTTAAACTATCAGACAACACTAACTACGGCCGTACTGTGGCACTAAGTCCCAATGCTCGAGTAGCATGGGTAGCCACAGCAGAGTCTAATATAATTGTCTATACTAAAAATTCAACATCGACATTGTGGGTTGCTACTAGCGAAGTATTACCCGATAGTTCTATATCTGACTTAACTAATTTAAACTTTGGTTCTGCAATAGCATTTACACCTGATAATGTGTTAACATTTGTGTCAGCATCTACAGCATCAAATGTTGACGG